GAGGGTGAAGGCGTCCTTGTCAATCAAGCTAAAGGTCGTGTGAGCGCAGAACTGGATAAGGCTAAAGCCGCTTTCAAAGTTGCCTACGAAGCAGGTGACCCTGACGCGCTACTTGCCGCTCAAGAGCAGCTTAACGTCCTTCAAAACGAGAAGATTCGTTACGAAAACTACAAGCCTCAACCAGTTCAACAGAAAGCACCTGAACCACAATATCAGGCACCTGCCGCTCAACCGCCTAAGCCGGATAAACGCGCTATGGAGTGGGCCAGCAGGAACGAATGGTTTGAGAAAGACCCTGAGATGACAGGGTATGCTTACGGTCTTCATGAGAAGCTCGTGAAAAGCGGTATTGATCCGAGAACGGAAGAATACTACAATGAGTTAGACGCTGCGGTTCGCCGCGTGTTTCCAGATAAGTTTGGCGATGAGATTATTGAGGAATCTGCACCTCAACGCCAAGCGGGTAACGTAGTCGCCCCCGCTGCTCGCAGTGGAAAAAGACCACGCAAAGTGCAACTGACCTCAACGCAGGTTTCTCTCGCCAAGAGACTTGGTCTGTCAAATGAACAATATGCGGCGCAATTGATGAAGGAAATGAAATAATGTCGAATAGGAACTCACGCACTACAGAGACCCGCGAGTCGGGTCAACGCAAGGTGTCATGGCAGAGACCTTCAATGTTACCAACCCCCGAACCCAGACCCGGTATTGAGTACCGCTGGATTCGCACCGCTACTCTTGGGAAAAATGATAACACCAACGTCTCTTCTAAATTTCGTGAGGGATGGACACCCGTTCGTTCAGAAGATCATCCAAACCTTCAAGTTGTGTCTGATATCGAGTCTCGATTTACAGACAACATAGAGGTCGGTGGATTACTGCTTTGCCAGAACTCAACCGAAAATGTGCAAGCTCGCCGTGAAGCCCAGCTCGATCAGGCTCAAAACCAGATGAGTGCTGTGGACAATAGCTACTTGCGAAATTCAGACCCGCGTATGCCCGTACTAGACCCAGAACGGTCAACGCGATCATCATTCGGCAAGTAACCTGAAGGGGGAGCTTGTCTAACTTAAATTAGGAGTAAGAGAGATGGCTACTACAGCAGCTCCCTATGGCCTACGTCCTGTCAAACGTGCAGACGGAATGCCATATGCTGGGGCAACGTCCCAGTATCTCATCGACCCCGCTGGTGAAGCGACTAACCTGTTCTACGGGCAAGTTGTTCACATCGGAGCCGATGGCTATATCGCCCTGTCAACAGCGACAGGTGCCGATGCAACAACAAATGCGTTCCCAACAGGTACAACCTTAACAGGTTCTCTTGGTGTGTTCGTTGGTTGTGAATATGTCAACTCCTCGGGCCAATTGGTTCAGGCTCAGTATTACCCATCTGGTACGTCCAATGGTGATGCTATCAAAGCCTATGTTGTTGACGATCCAAACGTACTGTTCCAAGTACAAGCCGATGGTGCGATGGATCAATCTGACATTGGTGCAAACACGTTCTTTGCAGCAGCGCAGTCTACCTCTACTGGTTCTACCACAACAGGTAACTCAACTTCTGCAGTAGACGCTACCACTGTCACAACAACCGCCGCCTTCCGTATCGTAAGTGCCGTATCTCCAATTGGCGATGCGTTCCCCGATCTGTTGGTCAAATTCAACCCCGGTTATAGCAGCATGACAAATGCTGTTGGCTTGTAAGGAGGCTAACTAATGGCTATTTCACGCGCCCAGCTCCTTAAAGAGCTATTGCCCGGTCTCAACGCTCTCTTTGGGCTTGAGTACGGCAAGTACGAAAACGAACATGCAGAAATCTATGAGACTGAAAACTCAGAACGTAGTTTTGAGGAGGAAGTAAAATTATCAGGATTTGGAGCAGCACCAGTTAAAGCTGAAGGCTCTTCCATTTCTTATGATAATGCTCAAGAATCGTTTACAGCTCGTTACAATCACGAGACTGTTGGCATGGGTTTCTCCATCACTGAAGAAGCGATGGAAGATAACTTGTACGATTCTCTGTCTGCTCGTTACACTAAAGCCTTGGCTCGCGCCATGGCGTACACGAAGCAGGTTAAAGCAGCTTCGTTGTTGAATACAGGCTTCACCACCTTTAACTCAGGTGACGGCACTACACTGTTCTCAACAACACACGGTACTGTGGAAGGTGGCAACAATGCTAACCGTCCAGCAGTTGCTGCTGACTTGAACGAAACCTCGCTTGAGCAAGCAGTAATTGACATTGCAGCGTTCACTGATGAACGCGGCCTGTTGATTGCAGCTCGCCCACGCAAGCTCATCGTTCCACCTGCGTTGATGTTTGTTGCGACTCGTTTGCTTCAGACTGAACTGCGTGTAGGTACAGCGGATAACGACATTAATGCTATCAACACTAATGGTTCGATCCCTGAAGGTTACCGCGTCAACCACTATCTGACTGACGCAGACGCCTTCTTCCTGACTACAGATGTTCCAAACGGCATGAAGCACTTTGTGCGTACAGCCATGCAGACATCTATGGACGGTGACTTCGATACAGGTAACGTGCGCTACAAAGCGCGTGAGCGTTATTCTTTCGGTGTATCCGATCCGCTTGGGATGTACGGTTCGCCCGGTGCATAAGTTCAATTGAACTTTCTATAGTTAGGGGCGGTCTTCGGATCGCCTCTTTCTTTTTGTTTAAACCTAGTGTATTCTGTCATTACTAGGGCAAACATCAGCTTTGTAGACAGGTTACCGCCCTCCTGACGTTGCATAGACTACAAAGCGAATCCTTATGCAAAGGGTACTAAAATGGCTTCGACTACATTTTCAGGTCCAGTGACCTCAACCGCTGGTTTCATTGGCGACATCAAAGTCCCATCATACACAGTTGCAACCTTACCTTCCGCGACAGGCGAAGCGGGTACAGTTCTTTACGCTTCAGACGCTTTGAAGGCTTCAGAGACTACAGGTAACGGTACAGGCAACCTCGTATTCTCCGACGGCACAAATTGGATTCGCGTTGACACTGGCGCAACAGTTGGGGCGTAAGGGGTTAAATTATGAGTAGGTTTAAAGCCCCCTCTGCCGAAGAACTTGCGCGGCGTGGACTATATCCTGATGGCTCTCCCATCAAGACAGTTCCCGTTCGCGCTCGAAATGATGACGGTACGCTTAAAGCAGACGACCCTTCCACACCTGATGTGAATGAGGCTTGGGAAGAGAAACCTGTTAAAAAGAAGCGTGGTCGTCCCTCAAAGAAGAAGGATTAACGGATGAATAGTCTGTCACAAGTCTTTCAAGGGCATAGGCACGGAAGTGGTGTTGCTGCGCTTGGTCGTCACCGTATCAAGGAAGTGTCCATTGTGGGGACAGCTTCTGCTGGTCTACTCGATATCTTTGATTCGGACACTGCCCCAGAAACTGGCACTTATGCTCAATCTGGCACAACAGTTACCGTTACGGACACTGCACACGGTTTAGCTACTGGCGATTTAGTTGGTATTTCCTTCTCGACGGGTACTGGCGGTGCGGCAGGGAATGGCAACTACGAGATCACAGTGACAACTGCGAATGCGTTCACTCTGACCGTGCTTAACTCTGCCACGATTACAGGGACACCTGCTTGTCGGTATGTTGCTACAACGCCGAATCCGGGTACGGAGCCGAAGCGTTGGCTTATGAGCAAGCATACGTCAGCGGGCGATACCTTCGCTAATACGTTCAGCATCCCGAATAGCGGTTTTCTCGTGAAGACGGGTATCTACCTCAACATGTCAAATCTGTTGGAAGCCGATGTCTTCTACGAGTAAGCCGAAAAAAGGTACTATGAAAGGCCACACCATCAAAGGTGGTCATAAACGTCCGACTAAGTCCGGTGCGGGTATGACCAAGAAGGGTGTGGCTAAGTACCGTAAAGACAATCCCGGCTCCAAGTTAAAGACAGCGGTTACAGGTACGGTGAAGAAAGGTAGCGCAGCCGCCAAGCGGCGTAAGTCCTACTGCGCTCGCTCTGCTGGACAGATGAAGCAGTTCCCTAAAGCTGCTAAAGACCCTAACAGCCGATTACGTCAGGCTAGAAAACGGTGGAAATGTTAGATGGCTATTTCTAGAACTCAAATGGGAAGTCAGCTAACAGGCAATCGCGTCTCAACTGGAGACGATGCAAAAGATTTAGACATCATTCGCTTTGGCAAAGGTGGTAAAACTAAGAAGAAGACAAAGAGCAAAGTCAATGAGGCTGGCAACTACACTCAGCCCGGAAAACGTAAGAGTTTGTTTAACAAAATAAAAGCTGGTGGTAAGGGTGGCAAGCCCGGCCAGTGGTCTG